ACGGATTCGAACCGTTTGCTCCTGGTTGCAAACCAGGTGTGTTAGCCAAGTATACCAATCCCCCGAATACATTGGTGGGTATCCTACTTTCCACCTATCGGACCTGTAACGCTATCAGGCTGCGGCTTCATGTGTAAACACCATGAGCAATGTTTTGGTGGAGGCGGATGGATTCGAACCACCGTGCTTTTTACGGGCGAGATTTACAGTCTCGTGCAATCAACCTCTCTGCCACGCCTCCAAAAAATTCAACGCACTGTTGCCAATGCGTGTATTAAAGCACTCTACATGAGCATGAGCCCACTTGTCTCCTTACGGATAGAGAATGCTTTAATACGAACTAATTTTTCATCTCACAAGAGAGACTCTATCCTAGTCGCCGCCCGTTCGCCCATGTTTTAAGTGCAGGCTAGGTCCTCGTTACCTATACACACTATTCTAACGCACAAAAACAAAAACCCCAGGGTGTTTAGTCCTGGGGTCCTTGGATGCTGAGTGTATTTTTACTACACTACGGTCTCCTGGACCCCGGGAAAAATCTCTGGTGTACGGTCATAATTTGTCCCGTTACTCATTGACCATACGGGCAGAGCGAGGCTCGCCTGTTTGGCTATGGAGCAATGTAACGAATTATGTTTTGTACCAGTCATTTTGTTTCCAATTTTTCCTTAAAATACATACGCTGAATTTCAACGTATGCTGTATTATACAATTATTTAGTCCTGCTGTCAACCTGTTTTTTTTGTTTTTTTGACAAATAAATGCCAAAAAGTTTCAAGTCCACTGCACTACCTAACCTGTAGTATATGCTACTTTTACCCGGGAGTCAACCTGAATTTTACTCGTGTTGTAAAAATACAACGCCAGCAGATTAGGCAACCACTTGCAATTTTACCAATCGTTGGGTGATGTTGTTGGCAGCATTGTGTGCTGCGCGAGCTTGGTATTCGCCATTGGCTTCAAGAGCGGCCAGGTAAGCATCTGCTGCGGCTTGGTCTGTACAGCGTACTACTCTTACCAACATGTTTTTACTTGCTTTACGCGCTCTAGCAGACAAAACTCCGGGCTGTAATAGCGTCCACTGGTTCAGTGTTTGATTAGTTCCGGGTACGTTTTGTGGGCGAGCAAATGCGGCGCCAGCTGGCTTTCTTGTAATGAATTTTAAAATAAACATAGGATATCCTTATATAAGTTGTTTATGTACTAGACAAAACCGATTGACTAGTAATTTTACTTATGCCAATTTACCAAATAAATACTTGTATGATTACCCAACCACCAAACACACAAATTGATCAGCTCAATACCATGTATCCTTGTGCGGGATACATGTACGAAGATACCAGCTTCAGCCTGCCCAATAACTTCAGCTACTATTCTGTCTATGGCTACTGCTATCGTCAGGCAGATATCATCATTGATGGTACCACTCACTCGTTGGCCGCTGGGCAATACTTTGCTTTCAGTGTCAACAATACCTGCACCGGTGTTGCCACTGGCAAACTGTTTTTGGTAGTGAGACTGGGGTACCGAGTACCCAGCCAAATTGGATGGGTTGAGCAACAAGGACGACTGAGTTACATTGATGGCTGTAGCGATAGCCTGTTAGTATACCCTGCCAGGCTGGGTGACAGCAGTCTTAACCTGCTGTACTTCCCACCAGGAATTGATCAAACTTTCCACAGACACCCCAGCATACGCATTGGCTGTGTGATTGCCGGGCACGGCATATCCGAGCACGGCGAACAAGGTAATGCCAATTGGGTCACTCAATTGGACAGCGGCGTAGCGTTCAGCTTGCTGGAGCACGAGCGCCACAGATTCTGTACCAGGGACTCCAGCATGACCATAATTGCGTTCCACCCAGATGGGGATTGGGGACCAACGGATCACAACCATACCATGTTGAACCGAACCTACCTAACCAAATAAAGACCACAATGAGAACAGGTAAATTGTTAGCAACCGAGCAAGATCGCAACGGCACCTCGGTGGCCATTAGACACATAGACGAAATAGCCGACAGCCCGGTGGTTTCTTTCTTCTTAAAGCACCTGGCCAAATTGATAGACAATGGGTTTGCATTGCAGCTGGTAGCAGGCACCAATCGTCACCAGGCTGTGTATGCCGAAATTGACGGTGTGATTGTGGGGCACATAGTATACGAATATCTAGAACAGCCAGTGAGAACTGCTTGGATCACACTCAGCGCGATTGACGAAAATTACCAACGTCGAGGGCTTTATACCATGTTGCATAGGCATTTTGAGTTAAGGATTCGGGCAGCCGGAGCCAAGAAAATAGCCAGCTCAGTTCACGTCAACAATCTGACACGCCAGGCCAGCTGCGAAAAGGTAGGCATGGTGCCAATATACTATCGCATGGAAAAAGAACTCTAAGCGAATTGCTTGAGACGCAGCAGACAATCATCAAAGTTGGGATTGCCTTTTAATCTAACACTCAAGCACCACCTGGGTTGGCTGTCTAGATTTTCTACCATGTGTGGTATATCGGTGCGTAATAAAGTGGGAACTGATAAGTCAAGCTCATCTAATAGAGTGTATTCGGGATCATTTTTGACAAAGCTATTGCCCAATCGTCCGTAATGCATGCCACTCAATATAAAAGATTGAACTGAGTTTGGGGCCATGGCCTGCGGAGATTGAATAGCCGGCACTTCGGTGTGGTACCAACTCATTAACGATCGTGTATGGTTCAAATTCCAATTTAGGGCAACGCAACAGGAGAACCATGTTTTTGTCTCTGGATCCCATACTATATCAGAATGCAATGCACCAACACCTTTCACTGCTTTGCGAAATAATATAGCACCGGCTACTTCTAGTCCCACCGATGCAAATTGTAGAGTTAATGCTGGATTGATATATTTTATATCAATTGATTGATATGAATTACCTTTGTGTTTGTATACAGGGTACTGGAATGTTATATCAAACGGATCATTAACCAAATTGGCAAGTTCGGCATAGTATTGCATCAATTATTTATACAGCATTTACAGCATAGACCAAAGATAAATATTATCATGAAACACAATTTTTGTTGTCGACTCATCCACACATTGCCAACATCGCTCTTGGCCAAACTCAAAGACCTGGCATTGACTTCGGAATACCATGCAGTCAAAGACTTTCCAGAGGACGTTCTCTGGGTCACTAAATTCAACTTGATGAGAAACGATGCGATGCAAGAGCTGTTCCAGCAACATCTATCAAAGTTTTTTAGACTCGACGGACACATATCTACTAATATAGTAAAAATGTTTCCAAACTCCTACCTTTATCAACACAAAGATTCCACTGGCAGTGGCGGGGCTGCTCACGAGCGCACTATTAAACTGCAAATACCACTCCTTAACGCAGATCGATCAGCCATGATGTGGCTCGAAGATAGGGGGCAGGTTTATCCAAAAACAACCGTAGTGAGCATGGCAGAGGGTGGAGTGCATATTATTGATAATATCAAATTACACTGTTCTGTCAATTTAGATACAAACGACAGGTACTTTTTGACGCCCAAATTTTGGGCAGACTCTTTGATCAACCCCGCAACTGTGGCTTAGACTTCAAAATAGAAGTCGGGCCGGAATGCGCTGGTGTCTTCGTGACCAATGTAACCACGTGGGTTGGACAGCACACGAGTGTCACCAATTTGGTAGTCCACAGGGTCATGCATATGGCCATGTACCCACACTTTAATGTTTTCATTATCCAGGATAAACTCACTTAGGTCACTAGCATAAGCCCCGTTCATGGTGGTTTCACGAATGTATTTTTCGTTAACGCTGGCAAAACTAGGAGCCATGTGTGTAACAACCACAAACGGCCGGTCGCGATGCTCACTCAACATCAACTTGAAGTACTCCATGGTATAGCGATGTGCTCGTACAGTGTCTTCGGGAGTCAGCTTGTGGTACAGGTTTTTTGCAGGATAGAAGTTCTGAATCACACGATAGTCATTCATGTAATCTTTTACGGTATAAGCAGTAATAGGATCACCTTTATTCATGTCGGTCCACAAAGTAGCACCCATGAACATAACGCCCTTGTATTCTACTATTTCGTTTTCTAGCAATGTGACATTCTTAGGCAGAATGCTTTTCAGTTGGTCGTAGGTTTTATCAAAGCGACCATGATAGTGTTCATGATTTCCCATGACCATGAACACCTGCTCGTACTTTTCACATTCCCATTTGAAAAACTCTGAACAACGATAGAACGTGTCCGGAGTATCCTGTACAAGTTTGGTGCTGTGGTGATGCTTGCTGATGCTCTTGGCCTCAGCGATATCTCCAGCCAGCAACAGTACCTCGCCACCAGGAAGTTCCTGGTAACCAAATTCTAAATGCAAGTCTGATACTAAACTGATTTTCATATTATGTATTTACTAGAAAAAAGGGCCCTGAGGCCCTTTTATATGCCTACCAGTATTAAACCAGGCCCATTGCCATTGCTTTGTAGCCAGCAGCAACTAGTGCGCGACTTGGCTTACCATGACGGTATTCGGTAACAACCACGCCATTACCTGCTTTGCGCTTGTTTGCATAAACAGCGAAGCCAGCATAACGGATGTTGCTGACAGTAGCGGTGGGGTTCTTGATACCAAAACGCTTGCTGATTTGGCTAGCAGTCATTGCTTGGCCACTTTGCAAGGCGGTCAACAGTTTACCGGTCTTTGTTTCTTTAGAAATAGTTTGCATTTAAATTTCTCCTATAGTTAGCTGATGCAGTCAGCATAGATCTATTATATAACAACTGTAACATAATAGCAACGATTTGTTTGTTGTATTTTATCCAAAACAAAAGGGCCTCAGCCCTTTTGTTCTCCGTTTAGTTCACGGTATCTTTCCATGGCCCTTGCGCGGGCCACTGCTAGACGGATAATGACGTAGTCTGAAAGGTCGTCTTGGTCCAAGCTATCATCATGGTCTGAAATTTTTACAACATCAGGCCTACGGAATCCAACTTGGAAGTCAACATCATCAACACCATCGTCATCATCACTGTCATCTAAACTAAGTGGATTACTTCTTAGCTGGCTCAACAGCCTTTGTTGCGGCCGGGGTAGCAGGTGCTTCACTTTTGACAGGCGTTGCCTTTGCTTCTACCTTGCAGGTCTTGTCCTTAGCAGGATCACACTTGGCAGGAGCAGCAGGTGTTGCAGTAGCAGCAGGTGTTGCAGCAGGTGCAGCAGTCTTGGCAGGCTCAGTAGCGAAAGCAGCGGTTGCTACCAGAGTAGCGATAAGAGTAGCGATTGTTTTCATTTGAAGTTTCCTTTAGGTTAATGAAATTTATGCTTGACATTATTATCAACTCGCCTACATGGACCACTACGCCGTTCATCACAATTGGATTGTCTCCAATCATAACTGGTGGGCAAATACTGTTCCTGAAACGGTTCGGTTTTATCCTGTTCCGTTTTGCCGTAGTCAAGTTGTTTTTTGTCTTGCATATATATATAACGCGGTAGCTACATATTGCGTTGACAAAAATGGGCGTTTATTCTTGTTTTCTTAAGATTGCATGCCCAGAAATCTCATCGTAGTCCCAAACCATGACATCGCCCTCGTTCCAGCCCTGTGCATCCAGCACTTCTTGGGGCAGGGGCAAGATCAATTCTCCGGGATTTAGTGGATCTTCTGCAAGTGTGATCCGCCACTCGGTATCGCTGATTTTTTCAATTGGGTTCACTTCGGTGACATCAGTGTCTTGTATAACCAATGGTGCTCTGGGATCAATAGTGGATGTGGGTTTTTGGCTCATGTTAGTTCCTTGATAGAGATTAGGTTCATGACGCGGAAACTGCGCCATGCTGTCTTGTCAGTGCAGTATACACTCAATGTAGCAGGATTTGACTCGCGCTGGGCCCGAACTTCTCTCAGCTGAGAATCGGGCTGTCGTACCAAGTAGCGCTCATCCAGTGTGCATGGCATCACACGGGTTTCACCATCGATCTTGGTAAAAGTGACCTCGTAGATGTTCTTAGAGAGGATGCTGCGCAACCATTGATTGCGTTCTTCTGTGTTGTGATTTTCCGGTATCAGTATCGTCATCGTTTAAGTTCTTTCATTACTAGTTGTTTGGCTCGCTCATCGAGCATTTCATCTTCGGCTTTGTGTATGCACTGTGTCATATTGATTATATGTTCGGTTACTGCAAGTGTGCCTCGTTCGGTCCAATGACTGTATTGTGCGCCCACGCTGCTGCTGTAATAGAGATCTTTGTTTTGCATCATCTCTAATAGGCCTCCATACAAGAGGTCTTTAGCTGTGCCGCGGTCCATGTTAGATTTTCTCGCCAACTGCAAAGCCACGGAAGCGGAGAAAGCGCGGGAAACGAAGGCTATAACTGCCGTCTTGATTTTGTGTAACAGCATCTGCTCTCACTTCCACAATTTGACCAAGGACACTACTACGAACGCCCCATAGCTGAGTTCGCAAATCATCGCTAAAGCCACTACCCACATTGACACGTACATGCCGGTCATCATCGACACCGGAGCAAACGAGAGCTCCAAGTCGTCCCAGATTTTTACCAGTGCCTTCTTCAACATGTTCGATCTCCAGTGATACCTCAATAAAAGGCTTGAGTTTGAGCCATGCCACACTACGTTTGCATTCATAACCTGCCGCGGGATCTTTCAGCATAATGCCTTCATATCCGCCTGCAATGGCCTGTTTGTTGATCTCTAGGTAACGAGCCTGTCCTTGATTGGTATCCAGGTCCACCAACTCTTGTCCAACAATTTCGATGTTAGCAGTTGCTTCGGCCCACAGGTCTTTCCAGGCACGTAGTCGAGCACTGCGATTCTCCTGCGACTGCTCGCTGGCACCGTGTTCAAACTCAGCCAAGGTAACAAGGTCAAACAGGTGCAGTACAGCATCATTGGCCTGCACATTGCTCTTGCGATGCACCTGCTTCATGAGGTCTTGGAAACTGCTGCTCATTACTTCGCCATCAAACACCATGGGCTCGGTGATACCAGTCACAGTCTGTTCAAACTGCTCTCGTATGTGCGGGAAGTTTACCAGCTCTTTGCCATTACGGCTAAACTGATCAACACGGCCGTCTGGATAGACAATAGTAATGACACGTACTCCGTCAAGTTTGACTTCGATGAGTTTCTCACCACAAACTTTCCCTTCATGATTTGCGCTATCATGAGCAAGTTGACAACTAAAGATAGGGATAGAATAATCAGCATAGTGTTTCTCCACGACCTTGTTGATGGTCTTTTCGCTGGTACCACAGCGCAGGTCTTTGATCAGGATGCGTCGATACCAACCGTTCCACTCGGCACGAGTGGCCTGCGCCATCATGCGTACAACGGTATCCCGTGCAAGGTTGCCGGTAATCGACCGATTAACAAAGCCAGTAGTAATGAGGCTGAAACTATCCCAATCCAGGCCAGGGCCATCTGTATCTTCATGTGTTTTTTCCGGTATTTGTTTTAGCCCAAATGTGATCATTGGGTCCAGTGCTAGACGGCAACCTTGAAAGAACTCCGTGTTGCCCCATTCTGCTTGAGCTTGAATAATCTGCTCTTTATTTATACGACTGGCGTGCAGTTCAAGATCATTAATCACTTGCCAAGGCTTGTCCATTTGTGTTCCTTAAAACGCAGTTACCATTAATTTCAATGCCATATCCTGTTGTTTGGCTTCTGCTGGAGTCGGCAGCAGGCGATCGCTATGTTGTGGAACATAGTCATCTTCGGGCAGTTGTTCGGTCAGTGCCAGCAGCATACGATACTGATCCCAGGCTGTGCGCACGGTATCGGATTCAGCGCCGCATGCGGCTGTGGGGAACAGGTCCATCCAAATATAGTCCCGCGGCACAGACATGGGACTGATATTGTTGGCACGTGGTTCTAAGATCTTGCCCGAATTGAACAGGCGTACAGCCACATCTTCACATGTGGCCTGGTCTAGTCCTTCTAGGTACCCTCGGCGATACATGTATTGGTCCACTACACCGCGAACGTGCTCTTCGGTGTTCATGCGAGTACGTGCGATAATGCATAGTACATCTTCAAACGCAACCTCGCCGCGTACAATGCTGCCTAGGCAGCGCCCAAAACTAAATCCGATTTTCATTATGCTTGTACCTCTTTGATATGTCGGCATGCACCGCGGAAACGAAATCCGCTGCAAGTGCAAGTAAACCCGTTTTCAGTTTGCTCAACTGTGTAGACATCGCCACGACTGCCTGCTACTTGCCACTGCGGATTTGTATTTACTACAGCATCTACAGTGTAGCCAAAATCTTCTTCTGTAACTTGAAAGGTGCGGCCCCGTGTGTCAATGCGCAAAGGGTTTTTGAACTTGAAAACTGCACGGGTACCTGCGGGCACATAAGCCAGCATCTTGCTGCGATCTTTGCTGAGCAGGTAAGTGTGGTTAGGTGTGTTGCCGGTCCACTTGGTAGTCTCTTGATAGAATTTCAATGTCATAGTGTATTATAGCACTAACCAGCAACAATGTCAACCAATTCTTCCCAGGCTTCTTCTATGGTGTCAAAACCACACACATCGTAAGATCCATCATAGAGTCGAACATAGAACTGCCCGTTGCCCGGACTGGCTTCAGTGTCCAAGCCCGCTTCACCTACTGTAGGGATAACTCGCATCGTTTGGTCCATTATTCTTCTTCCAATCCAAAATGTTTTTTAATTCTCAGTCCTACACCCAAGCAAGTGGCCGCTGAATTGAATTCAAATTCAAATGCTTGCTTTGATTTTGCATCGACTGCTTGGGCAGAGTAGTGAGCCGCTTCCAGTTTACTCATTTCAATACATTCCCGCACAATCAACTCGGCGAACTTGTTCAGTTCATATCCTGTAACATCTTTCAGTACAGTCCCGTCTTTGTTAAAGACCTCAGACTGGATCAACAGTTGTCGAATTCGTTCGTTCATTCTTCAACTCCAATCCTTCTTGTCACCAAATGCTTCGTTATCGTTGAAGCCTGCGGTGTATGCTGTGATTTCCTCAGCAGTCATGTCTGCCATCTCCACACGGGGAGTGATTGCGGTGTCACCCTCGTAGTAGTGCGGATTGTAACCACGACTGTAGTAGCTGTCGGCAGTGCCGCGATCATAAGCGCCACCGTGGCGTGGGTCATATCGGGGTTGATTGGTGTGATTGCCGTTTACTGCGTCCATGTATGTTGCCATTTTAAACTCCTTAAACCGATTTACGAAAATAACCGTAGGGCAAGCCCACCAAGTAGCACAGGAACTCGTCGTCACCATTTGAACCTTCTGCTTCGTGGATCCAACGCAGGGCCATCTCACGATCTTTGGCACCACAGGAGTAGAGCTCCTGAACTCGTTGCTCAAAAGCCGCAGCAGCCTCGTGCTCGGCGCTCTTGCGCTCTTGCTCGTTCTTGGCAATCAAGTCCTGCAGATAGTTGAACTCGGCTTCAAAGGTAGCCTCGTCCCAAGCGGATGTATCAACACCACGGGGACGGACACCGTAGGCATCCTTGTACATGTCCCAGAACTGGCAGGCATACTGTTCCAGTGTAGTCATCTCTTCCCAGCTTTTGAAATCTTCCATTTTTAACTCCAGTTTGTTGCTGTCTATGTATCTATTATACTGCAATTCTGGGTTCTGGGCAACCGAAATCTGGTGATTTTATCCAAATATTTGTTGTTTTTTTACAACAAAACCAACCTTCTTTACAGGTGCTGCACCTGCTGCGGGCGCAGCTTCGGACTTCTGAATCTGTACGCAAATTGCGCGGATGCTCTGCGCCCGCGCAGCTTCTTGGGCTTTTTGGCATGCAGCTTCTTGCTCAAATTGCCCCACGTAAGATACGCCCGAGATAGAAACGCCCATGAGTACAAGGGTCCAGAACATATTAGTCCTTCTTGGTGGTCAGTGTGGCTTTGAACAATAGGTTGAACAAGAACTGTAATCCCCAGGCCTGTAGCCAACCAATTTGGTGTGTGCCATCTACTGCGGGCACCAGGCATTGATTCCACAGTTCCATCACAGGCCAAGCTAGGACAAAGGATAGGAATAGTAAGGCTGCAAAGCCCAGCAGAGCCGCAGTGATAGCGGTGATGATATCTGTCATGTTGTCTCCTAAAAATATATTATAGCATCAAATACGGAATTGAGCAAGAACTTGTTTGGCCTCTGCGATATCTTCCACTTCGTCGGCAAAAGCCATGACCATGAGTTCGATCAAGGTGCGGCAGTCGCGCTGGTCCGCAGGCGGAAGTGTGCCGATAAAGTTTTCTACACCATCATGGGTACCAATGGTCCACATGATGTCGCAAAGAGCATGCTGCTTTTTTGACAGTCCTGTGAGTGTGATCATTTAAAAATCTCCTCAAGTGCCACTGCAATGCCCATGATCCAAATTGGTGCCAACACAATGGCTAGATAAAAGGTTTCAGTCATTATACGATCTCACGCAAGATACGGTTGTAAACTTCCTTCTTGGCCATGTAGTAATCGTAGTCACGCTCACCAGGGCGGAAGTTGTTCCACTGATTCTGACCTGCAAAACTAACAATATCACGTTTCAATGATTCGCCAGTGTAGCTGGCAATGAAACCCGACAGGTCGTAGTGTGCAATGAAACCCGAGCACAGGTACAGGAATTTGTAACCAGTCTTGTTCAGGTTGTTGATGTTTTGCACTGCCTTGACCACGTTGTTCACGATCAAGGTCTTTTGGCGTTCAGACAATGGTATCATATTACATGCTCCGGTAAGTTACACCACGCCAGTGCAGATTGCGAATGTGCTCTGGTTGAAACGGACGGCGTCCAGGATTTTCAATGTACCAATTGCCACGGCGCCAGTGCCAATAAAAATGACGCATCTCTGCATAACCATGGTCACCATTTTCACTGATGCTGATTTGATATGCACCTTCATGTACGGGCTTGGTTTCTTTGAATTCAAACCATTCTGTAGTCTTCATATTACATGCTCCAGTAAGTTTCGCTGGCAGGCGAGCAGAAGTAAGGTGTGTTAACATCTTCTTGGTACTCCGCGCCGCTCATCAAATTCTTGCGAGTCACCATGCGCGGCTTATAGTCTTTGACATCAACAATGCTGAGTTCCCCAGCCGTCCAACCCGATTTGTTGCACAGACGAGTGCGGGTGGCGCGAGCAGCACCAAAGGTCTTGTAGGAACGAGTCCGATTAGGGCCGTCAGTAACAATAAGACCAGTAGCACGGGCAATAATGTAGTAGCTCATAGTAGACTCCTTTTTGCTGTTCATGTATGTATTATACTCGAAATCAGCGGGTTTGTCAACCAAAATCTGGGCTATTTTTGTTGTATTTTCGCAACAATTTAGGCTGCTTTTAGCAGATCTGTCAAGCGCCCGTGGATTAGATCCATTTCTGCCTGCTCCACGTAGAAGTCGGTGCAGGGATCGTAGTAGGCGCCCTCGCGAGCATCATAGTACAGGACCCGCCCCGAGAAGTTGAAAGGACCTTCCAGACCTGGGCGCGGACCGTATTTAGCCCGCATGTCGTCCATCTGGTATTTGTCTGCTACCACGCGATATCCCATGTGCTGCTCCTTGTTGCGATGTGTGTATTATACGATCAATCTGCCACGATGTCAACCATGCCGTATTCGCTACGACGGTCGATACCTTCGTGTGGGCAGTAGATCTCGCTGAGTTGCCAGCACTCTCTGAACTCTTTGTTGCGGTCGCGGGTGATATCGTCCGAGGTGTAGAACCCAGCATCCATCAGCCTATTAAAAATCTTCAAGGGAGCATCCAGTTCAAAGATACAGTGAACATCGTGTAACTTCAGGATTTCTACGACCTGATCATAGGTGATGTAGTAAGGGCTCATATATGGATCAGTAGTCAATATCGCCTAGACGATCAAAGGCCTTCACGCCTTTGGTCTTGGCATTGAGGATGTAGATGTTCTTCAACTTATAGCGTTTCTCTTGGACATCTTCCAAAGTCACAAAAGGATTCAGTTCCCAGGTATTGACCTTGTTGTAGTCCTTCTTGAGCGCAGCCACTTCTTCAGCGGGCAGTTGGTAATCCCAGTCCCGACGGTGACGGCACTCTTGAATGCGGCACATCTCAAGCCAGTGCTCTAGGCTTTGCTTGACCAAGTCAGATGGCACCAACTCTCGGTCAATGTCCATCCAATCGCCTACCATGCCATTCCACAGTTTGATTTCAGGATCGCCTTCCAGGCGGTTCAACATCTCAATCAGTTTGGACTTTTTCATCTCTTACTCCAGTGTGTTGCTGTCTATGTGTGTATTATAGCAGTTTTGGACTGGGTTGTCAACCCAAATCAGTAAGTTTCTTTGATGTGTTCGTATTGATCCGGGGGATACTTGGCTAGGAATTCTTCACTTTTGACATATTGGTTCATGTCATTGGCATTGAAGAATACCTTTTGAAATACCGTTTTAATTGACCCCTTAAGGGTCACTGTGAGATAACAAGATTTTGCTTTGCCGGCCATATATTACCCTTTAAGAATTTTGTACAATACATCGCCTTCGAGGTTCACACGTTTAGTGATACCTTGTGCCACATAGTCTGCTTCCAGCAGTGCCAGCGAGCGAGCATCGCGCACTGTAGCACCTTCTACCTTAACGGTAATCCATTTGGCACGATAGTTCACACGAACTGCACGATTGTGGTAAACTAGTTCCAGTCCCAGTTTGACACGCTCGGCTCGCAGCTTCTGTGCGTCAGTGTAACCTGTGCTAGCCGCATAGCTCTTGATTGCAGCATCGCGGCTAGCAGCCCACGCATAGAAACCTGCGTTCTGTGTGTTGATCTTTTCTTCTTGCATGGTAACTCCTTAGTACATGTTAAGGGCGGGATTGAAAGCGCGGATCAGTTCACGCTCACGTGCATGAGCTGGCTTGCGTCCACGCACGATCTCTACGAGACCGTAAGTGTGTGCTTGGTTGCCATAGTCGCGAATACTGCGGCACAGGCCCCAATCTTTGTTTTCGGTAACTGCACGGCGAACGTGCTTTTGTACACGAACTTTGAGTGCTTTTGCGACTGCAGGGCCGCATACAGTGATACCAATGTACTGCTCGTTAGTCACTGTATTAGTGATAACATACACCGCATGCTTGGTATCTTGTCGGCGTTTGCGTTTCATCATGTATGTATTATAAGCGGGTTTTGGGCTTTTGGGCAAGCGAAATCTGGCGGAAACCGCCAGATAATTGTGTTGTTTTTGTGCAACAGGATACAAAATGCCTGTTTTTTAAGCAGAATTTAGATGTTGCATTAATGCAACATACCTATTTAGATGTTGCATTAATGCAACATGCCCGCATCTATCTGCTCAATATCATGGATTTTGAAGATCTTCATGATCTTTTTGACACTGGCAGGGATCTTGGTATCCCTGTCAATGTCATGCGGTAAGAACATGGTTTTCAAGTTGCCTTCTCGGTCAATCAAAAACCCGTAATCCTCTTCATCGATGTCAATTTCGCCATCCTCTACATCGTCGGCCATTTCTTGCACTTCGGCTTTGGTTAGTTTTGTCATCTTGATTCCTTGTTGTATTATTTAATCATTTGAACAGTATCAAGCCCATTAACAAGGTCTGTCCAGCAAATCCCAAACAGATGGTGGCCACGTACAAGAAGTTGCGTTCAATCAGGCTTTTAAAGAACAGGGTGATCAGTGCGCTCCAAACAAACACCATGAGATCCACTGGAGGCAATTTGTCGCTCTGTGCCATCAGCACTGCCAACAAGGTAGGTACACTGGCAAAGTGCAACAAGATGATAGTGACCCAACCCAAGGTATGTGCGCTGATGTGCCCAATATGGTCTTGCAGCCATTTGTAAACATTTCCGGGAATATGACTGATGCGATCTAAGAGTTCCATTTTGTGTCCTTATTTGTAAAAAATGTGATGTCCAATTTTAGCCACTTGCTCCTTCTTCCAACCAGGATGGACATAGTCCGCATGGTAGTAGAGAGCATTCTTCAAACTGGGTAGACGGAAGTCTTCCAGTAGAACCTTTTTTGCAGCGATCATGCTTTCTTCATAGTTGACGCGATTTGTGGGCCGGAATACAGTTTCCCGATCACACACCCACGAGAACTGACAAACCACTCGTTGGTAGAATACATTCTTTTGATAAATGACCTTGCAGACATCGCCCGGAAATTGGCTGCTGTTGACCCGATTCATTGTGACCTGTGCCACTGCAATCTTGCCTTCAAAAGGTTCGCTGCCGGCTTCATGATAGATATTCTTGGCCAAACAACCCAATTGTCGTTCCCGCATGTCAGCAGTGATCTGTGCAGTTTCCATGGGTTCAGTGTGCGCCAGTTTGTCGCGCACAGCCCAATCCAATAACAAGACTGCCATCATCAGCGAAATCAACATCAACACATTGGTGATGAGTTTTGCACCAAAGGATGGTGTATTACCAGGCATGTGTTCCGATGCCATTGTGGTATCATTCATAATTGTCCTTTCAAGTTAATTAGACCCCGTGCCATCACGTATGATAACACAAAACATCTAAAAGAGCAACCGGTGTCGTTACCGATCGCCTAGCCAGTCATGCCCCTGAGCAAATTCGAGTATGCCATAGGGTCCATCTTGGTACCAGGATTGATTCCAAAAACCTGCATGCGGTTCAGGTTCCTACTCTCCTGTAAACTCGACTGTATGGCATCTCCATACACGTCATCTGTGGCCATGTTGGCCAATTGATTGCCCAATCCCAATTGCATGGGATCGACAGCAAATCCCGGTATCTGTTGTCCCAGGTTCATGACACCCAACATGCTACCGGTGGGTGCATTGGCACCAAATTGCAGGCCTGCAATTGATTGATTTCTCTGTTGGTTAGTATACTGAGTTGCCATATTGATATACTGCTTGTTGGTATCGTTCAGTGTTGTTTGCAGCTCGGGCTTGGTAGTGACTGCTGCTATCAATCCAGCCAATACTAATTCATTTGGCTGTTCATTGGCCAACAGATATTGATGCAGTGCCTTGACCGAAAGGTCATTATTGATCAAATCACGCTGTGTGTTTGCACTGTTGCGTATGTTGTCAGTGTACCCAATGCCGGCGGCAGATCCAATGATGTCGGTTGCGATGGGCTGACCAAATACTCCGGTTCCTGCTCCCATCTGCTGGGTGAGATCCAGGCCCAATGACTCGGGCAGTTTTAGTCGTACCCAGGACTTTTGTTAAGCTGAAAGTATCTTTGCTAGTGCATTGATTGTTGCTGCAATTCTTCCGATATCACGCAACTGCTCAACTGAATAGCCTTCTTCTTTCAATGTTTCATAATGTGCTTTAACACAAAAATGACACTTACCAACAATAGATGATGCTAAAGAGTATGCTTCAAACTTACCCTTTGTAGTACCACCATGAGAAGCAATAGCATTCATTCTTAACTGTGCTGGTAATCCTTTTAGATTAGCATCATCCGCCATCTCTAAATATGGATACCAAACATTATTTTGTGCCATTATTGCACCTGCAGTAAGCGCAGCATTTCTTTCAACTTCATCTGTTGCATTAGCAGTAATAAAAGCAACAAGCTTACTGTTGCCAGTAGAAAAAGCTGCAGCTAAAGCAATATAGGTTGCTTCTTCTGCCTGTATAGTAGATCTATTAATAACTGCATCAAGATTTAATCTAATATCCTTTGCGTACTCTGGAAGATTTTCATTAAGTTGACCAACCCAAGACATTATAGAGTTTCTCCACCTAATGGACGATTACATGCACATAGTTCACCAGTTTGTAAAGCATCTAAAACACGAAGTGCTTCATCTGCATTGCGACCAACATCAAGGTTGTTAACTGTGACATGCTGAATAATGTTTTCTGGATCAACAATAAATGTTGCACGGTAAGTAACTCCTGAAGAGTGATGAATACCAAGATCGTTTGC